GGGTGAAGGCACAGGTTGGCACAGTCACAGTCAGTGGGCACGAGTAGGTGTGCTGTATGTTAGTGTGCCTGCGGGTCTTATAGAGTTCAAGAAGGGTGGCGCATATTGGACAGAAAGTCCTAAAGCAGGTGATCTGCTAGTTTTTCCTGGTAGTTTAGAGCATAGAGTAAGGCCCAACACTAGCGAGCAGGTTAGAATCAGCGTGGCGTTCAACTTCAAAAAACGGTAAATATATAAAAGAGAGCGGATTATGGCGATTCAAACAGTTAATTTAGGAACCTATGCTAATTCCAACACTGGAGATGATCTACGCACGGCCTTTGAAAAAGTCAATGCAAATTTTGAATTTTTAGATCTTACCAGTGCAGTCACTGCCAACAATCTTGGTACGGGCGCACGAGTTTTTAAAGAAAAAATTGGTGATAATTTACAGTTGAGATCTGTAGTGGCTGGTACCGGTATCACTGTGGTAGAAAATACTGATAATATCACAGTGACTAGTATTATCGACATCACTAGAGATACAGCACCCCAACTAGGCGGAAATCTAGTACTGGGAGGATTTGATGTTACAGGAACAGGTAATGTCAACATAACTGGTTCTATGACCAGCACTGGTGATGTTGCTGTTAACGGCGGTGATCTAACAACCACTGCTACCACTTTTAATTTAGTCAATACTACTGCTACCACAGTGAATCTTGCCGCGGCAGCGAACTTTTTAAACATTGGTAAAACAACAGGGCTTACTACTGTGGCTGGGGAATTGCAAGTCAATGACGATATTGTAATCACCAACAACGGCAGATTAAAAACTACCAATAGCAGTGCTTATGTTTTTAACGAAACTGCAAATTATGTGTTTATTGGTCAAAGTGCTGTTAGAGTAGATCTGGGCAGTGTAAGTGGCATAGTAGGGCTAGGGCACAACGGAGAAGTTGCCAACGACTTCACAGTGTCAGGCACTATATACGGAAACTTTGATGCAACACAGGGCACTGTTGATTTGTTAACAGTGGTCAATACCTTGTATGCCAATGATATAAGTCTTTCTGGAAATTTAAGTGGAAACTTAGTTGGTAATGTAACTGGTAATGTAACTGGTAATGTTACGGGCAATGTTACGGGTAATGCCGGTACTGTTACTAATGGTGTTTATACAACGTCAAGTATTAATGCACTGGTGGATGTTGATACTGCAACTAGTCTTCCTACAAGTGGACAAGCATTAGTATGGAACGGAACTAATTGGGTTCCAGGATCAGTAGCAGCAGGTGGCGGTGGCAATTTAGATTTTGGTACATTTGCTAGCCCGGTGGGGTTTACATTAGATCTAGGATCTTTTTAATATTTAGGATACAAAAATGGCTTTACAATTACGACGAGGAACTTCAGGAACACGAACTAGTATAGTGCCAGTTGCTGGAGAATTAATCTATACTACAGATAATAAGTTAGTCTATGTCGGAGACGGGACCACCGCAGGAGGAACGTTAGTTTCTGGTAGCGGATTAAACGATATTGTCAACGATACCACACCTCAATTGGGAGGAAATTTAGATGTCAACGGATTTGCCATTACCAGTGCTGGCAATGCCAACGTTGCTATCAATCCTGGTGGCACTGGTGATATATTGTTACAAGGATTGTTAACAATTAACGATGCTGGCAATATACAAAAAACCGGTGAATTAAATATTACCTCGAATACCCGAGTAGCCATAGGACGAAATAGCGATTTAATTGACGGTAATCTATATATTACTAGAAACAGTTATAGTAACACGTTTGCACAAGGTTTTACATTTGCACAACATCATAACACTTCTGATGCAGTCAATTTTAATTTTGTAAGATCGAGAGGCACTGGTACAGCATCAACTGCTGTGCAAAATGGAGACGGATTGGCCGATATTGGATTCTTGGCACACAATGGCACCACGTATGTAGGGGGTGCGGCCTTTTCGATTCTTGTTGATGGGGCCCCGGCTGGTGGACAGGTACCTACAAAGATTTCATTAGCAACAAACAACGGAACCTCGCTGGCCGTTCGTGCAGAATTAGCATCAGGAGGTACTTGGAGAGTAAACACGATCACAGCATTAACAACTAATCAAAATTTAGCAATTCCTGCTAATGGCACTGGTAGTGTTGGTATAGATGGCACACTGTTCAAAGCCAGCACCATGACTATGCCGCCACTAGATACTCAGCCCACTGGAGTAGCAGGCAAGATAGCAGTGTGTGACGGTACCTCATGGAACGGTGGCGGAGATGGTCTTCAACATCTTATGATTTATATCAACAATGTATGGACCGTGGTAGTTTAAGGAATTTCGATGCCTTTAGAAATATGGACCGAACAAAGTAATTACAGTTTTGGCACTATTGCCGAGCGCACTGCGTTGGATTTTCAATTGCCAGTGTCTTATCAAAATAATTTTGAAGACAGTACAGGTCTAACGTTTTCTGTAATTTCAGGTCAGTTGCCGCCGGGACTGCGTATTGATGCAGATCGTATCAAAGGCACACCGTTCGAAGTTCCCAGAGAAACAGAATTTAAATTTTGTATTCGAGCAACCCTAGGCACCGCCTTTGCCGACCGCACTTATAAAATGATCATTACAGGCGCAGATGAACCAGAATGGCAAACCAATGAGGGGCTGTTACCAGTTGGATCCAACAATGCTTTTTTCATCATAGACAACAGTTTTGTAGATTTTCAGTTGCAGGCCACTGACTTTGATACTGCGGCAAATCAGACACTAACTTATTTTATTTCCAGCGGCGACGGTTCATTACCTCCAGGATTGATACTGACTAGATCAGGACGCATCACTGGGTTTATACAACCGCTGTTGGTAGTTGAAGTTGATGACGGTGACGGATCCTATAGCAATAGTTTGTATGATGCCGTGGCTTATGATTTTGGTCAACGATCAACCAATGGGTACGATAGTTTTGTTTATGACAGTATATTTTATGATTACAGCAGCGGCGCGGCCTTGCCGAAAAAACTCAACAGAAACTATGAATTTATTGTCAGTGTAACAGACGGAGACACTGTGGCACAACGTAAATTTAGAATATTTGTTGTAGGTGATGACTTTTTAAGAGCAGACAACGCTATAATGCAATCAGGCACAGGAGTGTTTACTGCAGATGTAACATTTGCCAGAACACCAATCTGGACCACTGCTAGTTACCTCGGCCTGAGACGTGCTAATAATTATCAAACTTATATTTTAGAAACATACGATGATATTCCAGGATTGCCTCAAGCAATATATGCACTGGAAGCAGTAAATCCAGAAATTGTCAGTAGATCTATCAAAGTTGCTGTAGATGAAAATATCGGAGGTGCTGCATATATTCGTGTGCAAAACACATCTGCAATTCCCGAGACCGGCATGAAATTTAGACTCAGTGACACATTGCTCAATGCAACCAGTCAAGTTTACAGCATCATTGGTGTTGTGGCTGTGAATTCTACAACCTATAGACTGCAAATTAGTCCTGCGTTGGCGGTATCAGTGCCCAATAATACACAAGTATTGATCGGGTCTGAAAGTATTTTGCCTCCTGGCATGACCTTCGATGCTACCACTGCAGAAATTTTTGGAAACGTTCCTTATCAGCCGGCTATCACTGTTGGTTATAAATTCAGTGTGAGGGCCACTAGGTTTTTTACCAACAACGAAAGTGCATTTGCTTCAAGAATATTCACTGTAAATATTCTAGGAGAAGTAGACAGCACAATTAAATTCCTCACTGCTGCCGATCTTGGCAACATAAATGCCAACATCATATCTACCTTGGCAGTGGAGGCCAGCACTACTGTGCCCAATGCCATTGTGATTTATCAGTTAATCAGCGGACAATTACCTCCTGGATTGACTTTAAGTCTTAATGGTCAGATCACTGGCAAGGTAAATCAATTTGGCACTGCTGGTGCTGCTGGCATTATTACATTTGACGGCGGCGATTTTATCATTGATGCCAACACTACCACACTGGATCGCAATTACCAGTTTACTGTACGTGCTAGAGATCAATTCTTGTACAGTCAAATAGATCAAACATTCTCATTAGCAATTCGCACTCCTAATGACAAACTGTACAGCAACATCAGTGTAAGACCATTTTTAAAACCTACTGAACGAACTGTATTTGCAGACTTTATTAATGACACTAATATTTTCAATCCAAATTTAATTTATAGATTAGGCGACAGTAATTTTGGTATACAAAGAGATCTCAAAATGATTATCTATGGCGGAATCGAAACAGTCGATGCTGCACGTTATGTAGAAGCCATGGGTAGAAATCACAAGAAAAAACGTTTTAGATTCGGCGCTGTACAAACAGCACAGGCCAAGATAGTAGGAACCAATACGGTAGTCTATGAAGTCGTATATGTAGAGATGATAGATCCGTTGGAAAACAGCAACGGCAGTGCTGCGTTAACGGTGAATATGGCCGACGATCCTTTGCCAATCTATATAGATTCTAGACCAGTTACTTGGAGCAGGGATGTAAATGTATTGAACGAAGATGCCCCATGGGCATTTAGACCCAATCAAATTGTTACCACTGATAGTGAGCACTACTTTGCTGGTGGGCAGCAAACTAGGTTCCCAGCCAGTGTGACAAACTGGCAATTTAGAATAAAACAACTAGGTGAAACTGAACGCGAGTATTTGCCACTGTATATGCGCAGTATACAGAGTAATCAGAAAAGAGAGTTGGGATTTGTCAAATCCGTACCAATTTGCTACTGTAAGCCAGGACAATCCGCTGCCATTTTGTTGAATATAAAAAACAGTGGTTTTGATTTCAAACAGATAAATTATGAAATTGATCGATACATAATAGATTCTGTCACTGGTTTCGGTAGCGATAAATATCTTGCGTTTAACAATAACAGGACCGTTATAACATGAGCTCAATAAATTTCGAATCAATCGACCAGACTTATCCAGTGGCTGGTCAAGACAATAATAGTCAAGGATTTAGGGATAATTTTACCTATATCAAGTCAGCCTTTACCACTACCAAAGCTGAAATTACTGCGTTAGAGACTAACACAGCAAAATTGAACGACGCCAATGATTTTGGCGGCGGTATATTATCTAATGCACAACTGCAAGAAGTTTACACACAATTTTCTAATAAAGGCACATTTACATTTAATGCCAGCACTGGTGCTACTCCCGAAGTTGCTATCAATGTCGGTGATGCAGAATTTTTTAATGTAATTTTTGCAGTGTCAAATGCTACACCTTCCGTGTCGTATAATCCAGAATTCACAGTGAGACTGAGCGGATGGCCTGTCAGTAATCTTCATGCTAACATCAAAATTTCTTTTAGCGGCGGCGCGGCTGACTTTACTCCGAGATTTACTTTTCTAACTACCGCAGGAATTTTTAGATTAAGCACAAATTTAGACACTACTGGTAGAACATTAAGCACTGGTGGGGAAACCAAAGTTGTTGAACTATATTCTAATGACGGTGGTATAACGGTGTTTGCTAATCTTATCGGAACATATCTATAATGTCACATCCATTAAGTGAAGATTTTAGTCAACTAAAGGATGCTGAGATCGAACAGCGTATTCTAGATTTGTCAAAAAAATATTGGCAAACTCAAAATGCCAACGTGCAACGACAAATAACCATGTTTTTAGACATGTATAAAACTGAGATGCAACATCGTAGGCAACAACAACTCAATCAATTGTATCAAAAACGCAGTAAAGATCTTGACAATCTCATCAATGTCAGTTAAAATGTATGCATGAGAATAAACAATCTTGGTCAGTCTGTATTTGACAGCAACGATATAATTGATATAATTTATCAAGGGCATATAGACAAAGTGTCCAAATTAATTGTAGATCAAGATACTGAAATTTTGCAGTTACAAACAGCATTGAATATCGAATTCCAACAACCCACAACTGACACTGATCAAGAACAGTTCGATTATCGCAATCAAAATAATTGGATTATGCCTCAGCAGTACAAAGATCTAGACATAGAACAATGGATTTACGATCAGGCGGCACCCTGGGATCCAGATCATGCTAGAGTACAGTTAGAACTAGCAGAATTTCGCAACAGAAATATGATCGATCTGTTGCGTTGGTTAAAATACTTTGTAGATACCTGCAGAGCAAACAACATAGTATGGGGCGTAGGGCGTGGATCGAGTGTGGCCAGTTATGTGCTGTATTTGATCGGTGTTCATCGAATAAACAGTATTAAATATAATTTAGAGTTCTCTGAATTTATGAGATAAGTATGTGTATTAAAGGAGAGTATTATGGCAGCTAGACAAGCACAAAGACAAGTATACAAATCAATGCTGGGAAAAGAAATTGACCTAGAAAAACTACGTATGCGTAACGAAATGACTCCGGCAGTGGGCAATGCTCGGGTAAATGCTCGCGGAGACGAATTAGGCCCAGGCGGTAAAATAATTCGTAAACGTGAAGATGTTATGACAGAGTATTATCAAAATAATCCCAACGCCGTTAAAGACATTTGAAAGACACACATGAATGTAGTCAAAGGAAAATTAAAACCATTGCGTAACAACGTGTTGGTTATTGACATGGGGTTTGAAGAACAGAAAACTGCGTCGGGCATTGTTCTACAAAGTGACGACGGCAAAGCGCACGGTGTTAAACCTCGGTGGGCAAAAGTTTGGGCAGTGGGTCCTGAACAAAAAGATGTTCATGTAGGTGAATGGATCTATGTAGAACACGGCCGATGGACTAGAGGTATTAAGGTAGAAGAAGATGGCAAGGAAGTAATTATTCGCAGGATAGATACCGAAGCCATTCTTTTACAAGCAGACGAGAAACCCAACGATATCTATATTGCTAGAGGTATCGAAGTTCAGGAAGCAGTTGAAGCATACAGATTGGAAAACAAGTAATGAACCCGTTTCGTGATCAAGAAAAATTCATGCAGGCATGCGATCAAACTGTTGGAAAATTTGATCAAAATCAATTTAATATGTATATTAAATTAATTGAAGAAGAAGTCAGAGAACTTACCGTTGCATTAGATAACAATGACAAAGTCGAAACCTTAGACGCACTTATTGATATTTTAGTTGTAACCATAGGTTCAATCCATTCATTAGGTGCTGACGCCGAAGGTGCATGGAAAGAAGTCATGAGTACAAACTTTGCTAAGATCGATAAAGACACAGGCAAAGTTCGTAAACGTGAGGACGGTAAGGTATTGAAACCCATAGGGTGGGTGCCGCCGGGGTTGGCTCCTTTTGTGAGCAAATAACTCAAAGGGTCTAGACAGACCCTTTCTTTTTCTATATAATAGCAAGATGAAGATAGGATTTACTTGCTCAACCTTTGACTTGTTCCACGCAGGTCATATCATGATGCTCAAAGAAGCACAAACACAATGCGACTATTTGATAGTTGGCCTACAAACTGATCCAACTATTGATCGTCCCGAAAAGAACAAACCAGTTCAAGGTATATTTGAACGCTACGTACAACTACAAGCCTGTAAGTATGTAGATGAAGTTGTAGTTTATGCTACCGAAAAAGAACTCCTAGATGTATTGCAATCTTATCCTATTGATGTTAGAATACTAGGAGACGAGTATGCAAGTAAATCATTTACAGGCGACAACTTAGATATGGAACTGTATTTTAATCGCAGAGAACACAGTTTTTCAACAACAGAATTACGTCAACGTGTAGTTGATGCAGAAAGGATTAAAAATGGAAGTACAACCTAAAGATACAAGCAAGGGACATTTTTATGTCAGCCTTGTAAAAAGTATTACTCGCATTGGTGCTGGCGGATGTTTAATCCAAGGTAACTTAATTGCTGCCGGCGGTCTATTAATTTTAGCAGAAATGTTAGGTATTGTTGAGGAACTTGTATGAATAATCTATGGGTAGAAAAATATCGCCCCAACACATTAGATGGATATGTGTTTAGAGACACTAACCAACGGCAACAAATTGAAAATTGGATTAGAGAAAAAACCATTCCACATCTGTTGTTCAGCGGACATGCCGGCATTGGAAAAACCACCTTGGCAAAGATTCTTTTGAATTTATTGGATACCAACGATCTTGATGTGTTAGAAATCAATGCCAGTCGTGTTAACTCAGTTGATGATGTTAGAAATAAGATCACTAACTTTGTACAGATGATTCCGTTTGGAGACTTCAAGGTTGTGTTGTTAGATGAGGCTGATTATTTGAGTCACAATGCTCAAGCAGCACTGCGTGGACTGTTAGAAGAATATCATACTACTGCACGTTTTATTCTCACTTGCAATTATCCCAACAAAATTATTCCAGCACTACACAGTCGGTGCCAAGGATTTCATATTGAGAAAGTTGATCCTACAGAATTTACTGCTAGGGTTGCTACAATTCTTGTTGAAGAAAACATAGAATTTGATCTCGACACCCTAGACACTTATGTCAAGGCAAAATATCCCGACTTACGTAAATGTATTAATACTGTGCAAATGAACAGCAGTACCGGAAAACTGATTTCACCAAATGAAGTAGATGCCAATTTGTCCGACTGGCGTATCCAGATGGTGGAATTATTCAAACAAGGAAAAGTGAGTCAGGCTAGAAAACTTGTTTGCAGTCAGATTAGACCAGAAGAAGTAGAAGAAATTTTTAGATGGCTCTACGACAACATCGAATTGTTTGGTCAGGATGTTCAACAAGAAAAAGCCATCCTAATTATTAAACAAGGTCTGGCAGATCACACACTGGTAAGTGATCCAGAAATTAATCTAGCCGCAACTATGGTTAGACTAGGTCATTTATAACAGTTAATTGTAGCAGTACACAAAAAGGCTCCCGAAGGAGCCTTTTTTATTCACCGTAAACTGATAACACTTCTTTTACAGCAGTATGTCTTTCGATATCCTTTTTATCAAAATGTTGCAAGTCTATACACTTTAATGATTTGTGTTCATTAATATGGCGTATAAAATCAATGAGTCCGTTGTCATCTAGTCTGTCTGCTTGATTCAGATCTCCAGTGACAATCATTTTAGAACCTTCTCCCAATCTTGTAAGCAACATCTTCATTTGATTAGGGGTAGCATTTTGCATTTCATCTGCAATAATATATGCATTTTTAAAGGTTCGGCCTCTCATGTAGGCTAATGGGCTGATTTCGATCACACCTTCGTTGATCATGTCTTCTATATCTTTTTTTAGATAATATTCTCCTAGAACATCAAAGATAGGTCTTGTCCACGGAGCCATCTTTTCCTGCATAGTTCCTGGTAAGAATCCCAAATCTTCATCCACTGACACGGCGGGACGAGTAACTATAATTTTGTCAAATTTACCTTCTTGAAACAATTTAACGCCTACCTGCACTGCCAGCATGGTTTTACCCGTGCCGGCTGGCCCCACAGCAAAAACTATGTTTTTATTGTCGTCTTGTAATTTTTCAAGATATTGTACTTGGTGGCCGTTTCGAGCGTGTAACGACACTCGAAGCTTCTTTGCTGGAAGATAGGTTTGAAAATCAATCACGTTTACTTCAGAATTAAAGCGTTTTTTCACTCTTTTACTCATCTAGTTCTCCTACTTTAAGTAAGTAGGACCGTAGGGACCGCCTATCCTCACAGGTCCTACATAACTATTTACTGATATTGTCAAAAAGTAAACTGATATGATTTGTTTTTAGGTCAACTAAATACTGTGGTATATTAACGAGACACTATGGCTGACATTTTAGAAGTTATTAAAAATATAGAAAACTTATACAGTAATAATACTGCACTGAGCGTCTTAAAAGACTATGAACGTGTGTTAGAAATTCTGGATATTTACGTCTACGAAAATTGGTTAGAAGGCGAATTATTAGAGGGACCCCGTGTTGATCGACATTGGGTAACTTGTAAATTCATGTGGCCGAAAGAAAACATGCCCAATCCCCGGGCTGCTAAACGACTGCTTGAACACGACTGTAGAGTAAAATTTGAAGAAAGTTTTATTCTACAACCTCGCAAAATTGAAAGTCCTGACGATTTTCGTCCTGGCACTAAGAAAGGCAAGTTAGATCGTCATGCTATTTGGGTAGTGACTATCTCCATGCCTAAAAAATTAGTGTTTGACATGTTTGAAGGTTACATGGATAAATTACGCAACGAACGTTTTGGTCGCAACAGCAGAGTAGATTCTAGTCAAGGACAAGATGTTGCTGCTCCAGCAGTTGCACCGGCTGCTGGAGCACCGGCAGTCACTGGAACTCCACCAGTACCAGGAGCAGCAGTATGAACCTTAATGAAGAGTTAAGACCTGCCGATTTGAGATACCTTGTTGACAATGTATTTGAAATTGATTCATACAGCAGTAAAATGGGCAATGATCAAGATGTTTCTGTAATTTCTTTCAATGTAAAAAGTAAAGATGCTGCCGAGGATCTAGAAAGTTTTATTGAAAAAGGTTATAAATTTGTGTTAGACGCAGATGTTAGCCCGGGCGAAGTCAAAGAAGGCAAGTACAAAGTATTTGTTGAAATGGAACGTGATAAAAATCTAAGTTCGCGCATTGTGGAAATATTAGATGGTGTAAAGAAATTAGTGGACACTGAAGATTTTAGATTTAGATACTATAGAAGTTTTAGATCAAATCTCGCTGACCTCGAGTCGTTGACTGATGCTGTGCCAACTACACCCAATCAGTATGAAAACAAAATCAATGAAGTTCAGATGGAAAATGTGGATAACTTTTTTAACAAAAGTTATTTAGAAAGCATTGATCTCGATCATGACCAATTGACGCTAGAAAAACCATTCAACGGATCGTTGAATTTGATAGTATCTGATTTTGGTCGCAAACAAAGAATTTACGAATCTGTTCAAGGAGCATTCCAAATGAACTCTAGTGATATTTCTGAAATATTATATCTTACAAAATTCATCGGCCCGTATAACATTAACAAAATTGACAATAAATTTATTATAGAAAATAATGGATATGCATTGGTAGCGGAGTTGAGAAGATGAATCAAATTTACTGGATGCTGGATCTAATACCGGACGCTGTGTTAAGTGGGCTCTATTGGGCCATAATCATTGCTGGTATTACAGGAGTACTTGCCGGTTGGTTAGGCAAGTGGATTCCATTTTACGGAAATTATGTTAAAGTACTGCAACCACTTGGCATTGTGTTACTAGTTTTAGGTGTATGGCTGCGTGGCGGCTATGACACAGAAATGGCCTGGCGTGAGCGAGTGTCTAAACTTGAAGCAGCAGTTAAGATAGCAGAAGAAAAATCACAGCAAACAAATACAGTGATCCAAGAAAAAATAGTTGAGAAAACTAAAATTATCAAGGAAAAAGGCAAGACACAGATTGAATACATTGATCGTGTGATTAAAGAAAAAGAAGAAGTAAAAATATTCATTGAGAAATGTCCAATCCCGCAAGATATCATTATTGAACATAACAAAGCGGTAGATATGAATAACGCCGCAGAAAGGCCAAAGAAATGAGAATTTTAATTCTTAGTTTAACACTGTTGTTAACAAGTTGTGCCACTTCTATTCCTGTTAAGCCTAAGTTTCCCGAAGTACCGCAAATATTAAAAGAACGTTGCGAAAATCTTAAAAAGATTGAAGGCAATCAAGTGGCTATAACAGAGATGTTAAAAGTAGTAATTCATAACTATACTCTGTATCACGAGTGTTCTACAAAAGTAGACGGTTGGCAAGAGTGGTATGAATCACAAAAGAAAATATACGAAAGCATCAAATGAAAATTGTATTAATTATTGCAGCAATGTTGTTAGCAGGCTGCGCCACTAATCCAGATGTTCAAAAATCAATATCTAAAGATCAAACTATGGATAGGATGGCAAAGGCTGCATTGATAAATGAAATGCTAGTCAGCCCCGATGCTCATGTAAGAGCCAAAGGTGCAGCCATAGCAGAAAAATTTTTAATAGAACCAAAGAAAAATATATTCGGATTTTAAAAGGAGCAAATAATGTCATTGGTTGATTCAGTATTAAAGTTAGTAACAAAAACACCAAAAGATCCGGACGCACCTAAGCCTCCAGTAGGATCACGATCAGAGCGTGAAGCAAAACTAAAAGACAAAGCAGGTATGGTTATTAGCATCTTTGCATTGTTGTTGGCAGTGAATGCATGGTACGGCGGCAAGTTATCTAGTACAGTATTAAACAATACACTGGGTGCTAACAATACATGGGCACAATATCAAGCCAAAGCAGGACGTGGCGTTACATACGAAATTGCCGCCAAGACAACTACTGATCCAAAACTAAAAGAAGAATTCCAGGCAGAGAAAGAGCGCATGGATGCTGACAAGAAAGAGATTGCTGTTAAAGCAAGAGAAATGGAGGCAGTGCGTGAAGAGGCTAAAAAATCCAGTCCTTGGATTGGTTATGCAAGCACAGCCTATCAGTTGGCTATTGTTGTGTTATCAGCAAGTATTTTAGCAGTTAGCGTGGCCATGTTCTGGGGCAGTTTTGTTGTTGCAGGCTTTGGTATCCTACTAAGTCTAAACGGCCTATACCTTTGGTTCTAAAAATGAAAACACAATTATTATTAGAGTTTGCCAACATAGCGCAAACTACCTACGACAATCCTAAAACATCCACTGCCAAGTTCAAAGCCTTGGGATATAAGATTATTCAATTCTTTGACATTGATGGGGCTCAGGCATATCTATTGACCAACGGTACTATCACTGTGCTTTCATTTAGAGGTACTGAAGTAACTGAAAAGTCAGATGTGTTGGCAGACTTAAAAGCTGGCAAGAATATCGAAGCCTGTGGCGGCAAGGTGCATGTTGGCTTTAAAGGTGAAATCAATAAACTATGGCCCACTATCTCAGCAGCACTAGAAGCCAATCCAGGCAACCTATACGTAACTGGACACAGTCTTGGTGCAGCCATGGCCACAATCGCTGCCAGTCGTATGCAG